AACTTTTGGTTGGCAGAGCGCGACTCGAACACGCACCGGACAGATTCAAAGTCTGCTGACCTACCAATTAGTCTATCTGCCAAAAACCCTACACACTATTAGACGCAAACTAAGAGGGAATTGTTCGGGGTTTGGGAATTTATTTTGTCCAGAAAATGGACAGATTAGGCTGCTCGCTCTTCTCTCGTTCGTTTCCACCGCCTACTTTGTGCTTCGGACAGATGCGCTATGTGTTCGGGAGACCATCTATTCGCGCTTTCGGGATGTTTAGCAAGACGCTTGATTTTTCTTGCAATTGCCGCAAAAGCCTTTTGACGATCTTTGTGGGACACTACAATTCCTGTCTCACGGTGCTGAACTGTAAAAAGACCTTCCTCTTCACTGATGATATATTTCTCAGACCACTCTCGTTCGCGCCGTTCGATCTGTGCTTTGCTAAGGGAGACGCGGTGGCTATCTGAAGGACTTCCGCCAAGTTTAGCGTTCCGCATCTTCTCCCGAGTTTCTTCTGTGAACATCCGACCCAGCATCTGGTTTCTGATTTTCTCTCTGGTTTCTTTCGAGGGAGGATGCGTCTTCTTACCCTTTTGAGATTCACTAAAGAATTTAACCATTTCGGGAGTGTGCGATTTTCCAAAGAAAGGATTTTTATCGCCCGGAAATCTTCCCATTAAAGATTTACTAATCAGATCCCGCGTTTCAGGTGATAGGACTTTACCGAAATTAGGGTTATCTTTCCCTCGTCGCGGATTCCTCCTGTTCGGATTTAGGTCCCCGCGAAATCCTTCTCCACCTTCTGTCGTGTTGTACCCCTTTTTGACCGTGTTAAGGAGAAGAATCCACATTCTTTCAATGTAATTTGACCAATATACTGTTTCGGCGATAGCGACTATCTCATGTGAGAAACCATCTTTGCCGTACTTGCGAAGGGCATTCGGAAACTTGTGCCCTAAACCTCTACGAGCGCAATCGAGATGTTTGATCCATCGCTTCTCGAAACCTTTACATGTTTGTCCGACATATTGTTTGCCGTTAGTTTTGTTGGTTACAACATAAATCTCGTACACGTGCTTCGACCTAAAGGAGACCGGATCGGGGCAATAGTTATCTACAACCCCGATCCATCCCGATTGTTGATTTAACTCCATCTTATTAGATGCTTTTTAAGGCAACTTATTAAGTGAAATTAAAGTTTATTTCGCATCAGCTTGCAGATGTTTCCGATTGCAAAATGCGAAGTCTTTGTTGAGATCCTGGCGGTAAAGTGTTGGTAAAGCGGGTGTTATATGAACACCAGCCCCCGATGACGCGAGCCGGATCAGATACGCTGCCGTTTTCCGGAGCAACCTGAATGTTCAGTTTATAGTTCTTATCACCGTCGCCATTCGGGCCGAGGAAGATAGAGAACTGCGCATCGTCACCTACGACGAAAGTCTGGTAAAAAGTATTGCCAGAAAGTGTGACGGTAGGGACAGTAGTCGTCTGCTTGAAGCGAGCACCCGCGAATTCGATAACTTCATCGTTCTTCGGGATTTCAAACAGCTTGGCACGGTCAGACGAATCGCCTCGCTTCAGAATGTCCGTGAGACCGTTGTAGCTGGTATCGTTCAGAACGTCCTTGACCACGAACGGATGCATAAGCCCACCGAACATCTCATCGACCAGAGGTCGCACGTTGGAAGCTGCGAGGGACTGGACAGAAGACCGGATGTTGTTGGCAGTCAGGTACGAACCGTTAGCAAGGGTAATCAACACATTCGCGTCGATTGCCGTAGCCGCTTGGAACGTCAGGAGGGTAAGCGAGTTGAGGGTCAGCGCGAGACGGTAGTTCAGTTCGTTCGCAAGGTTCTGGATCAGGCCCGGATCTTCGATGCTGACATCCATTGCCAAGTCGCTGGTGTTGATAAAATCAGCATACTGTCCAATGGTCGCCAAAATCTTGGTGGTCGATTCAGAGATAGGGCTGCCAACCGTTCCCTCGGCGGTCTGGTTCGTGTTCGCACCCAGAAGAGCGTAGGTGAAGAACTGAACCTGATTACCCTGTCGCAAACCAAGAGGCTTCTTCTTGGTCATGGAAAGGGCCGGGGTTGTGGCCTTGAGGTTAGCAATCGCCTCGCGCTCGTACTTGATAGCCTGGAGTTGGGGGAGATTACCGCTGGTGAGGATTGATGCGGGAGAGTATCCCATTTTAGTTGTTACTTCCTGTTAGTGCTTTTTGGTTCGCGTGTTAACGCCGACCTGCTCTATAAGCCTTCCTCTGCTGCGCGATAAGTTCATCGATTTGGGCGTCGGTTAGCTTATTCAGGTCTTGTTCTGAGGGCGGCTGTGGGGTTTCCGGAATACGAGTCTGTGTGGTCTCGCTGGGTCGGATTCCTAAGCCCGCTCTCGGGCGCGTCTCTTGGCGAACAATCCGGTCGCTTGCGGGAGTCGCTGGTGCTGCGGGAGGTGGCGGTTGTTTGGACAAAAGCAATCCAGCTTCTGTTAGGTCCTCAAACGCCTCTTCCAAATTTGCGGCGGTGTAGTGGCCATGGTCGACAAGGGCTTGTAGCACCTCTTGTTCGTCTCCGGGTTTACGTCCGCGTCTGAGCTTGTGTTTGGCCAGATAGGTTATCAGGCTGTTGAAATTCTCGTAGTTGGGGTCGGGGAAATACGTCGGGTTGTTAGCAAGGAACGTCTTATTTGCTTGTTCCATCTTGAGTTCATTGCTTGCCTGCTGCCCTTGGTTAGCCCGGTTGAGTAATTCATCGGGGGTTGACCCGGTGCGTTTCTGAAACCACTGTTCGAGTGCCTTGTCAGGGTCTGATTCGAAGAGTGTCTTGATTTCAAAACTTTCGTCGGCGGTCAGCTTTCGGCCTACTGCTTGTGCGACCTGCTGTACCGTCTCGGTTAGGGTTGGTTCGCCTAACTTGATCTTCTTGTTCTGTTCGCGGATTTTCTTGCTTGCGTTAAGTTGGGCCTTCAGTATGTTCTGAATTAGCTCGTCTTTGGTCTTGCCGTAATAATCCTGTGTGCCGCCATAGCCGATGTTGACCGTGCCCTTCCAGCCTTTGGGGGTTTTCTCCATGCCGTAGAAAGAGCCGTCTTCGTTCTGTGTGAACTGCGGTTCTTCGGGTTCCGGTTCAGGTGGCGTGTCCATTTTCTGGACAGGAGCGATTGGCTCTGCCGGTGGTTCATTCCCGAGGTCGGGGCCAATCATGGGAATGTTATCGTCTGGTAGTTCTGGTGCGCCGACAGTAGAGGATAGGTCTACGCGGCCAAATTCATCTTGCCAAAGTTCTGCTTCGGTGGTGGTAGACATTAGCGCCCTCCGATCTTGGAGATGATCTGTTCGAGATCACTAGCGTGATTGAGTAGATTTACTTTTGCGGTGTAGATATTTCTTTCGACCGTAGGGATTTGCGCCGTGTTCTCGTAAGGGCCGCGCTGGTCGCAGGGAACCGGATCAAACAAAAGCTCACGAAGATTGTTCACCAGATTGCGAACGGTTTCTGACAAGACTAGCAATTCGTGGGACTCGTCTTGTAGGCTGTTACCGAGAACGGCACTGCCTGCGGAGGAACGAGCCATGTTGGAATGGCCTAATGAGCCAGCTACTCCAGCCATGCCGGTGCTACGATTGGAAAAGATTTGCTGTTCGTAAGCCTTCTGTTCGGCTTGTGCGTAAGGGCCACTCTGGTATACTGCGGGAATGTCGTTTGGGTTGTAGTTTGCGGCATTGCAATTACTTGTAGGCGAATAAGCCATTAGCGACCTTCCAATGCAATAGAGGCGTTGGCAGTCATAACACACTCACGAAGTTTGCGGATGGCTGCGGTCTGATCGGCACTAGAGTCGGTGTTCGTCAGCATGACTGCGGCAAAACTCTTAGCGGCGGAACGGATAGCCTCGTATCGTGCTGGTTGGTCGCCCGTGGGCGCGTGGTAAGAAAACAAATGTTCGATGAATTCGTTTGTAGAGCCGATAGGTGTTGGGGTGTGAGCCATTATTTCCATTCTCCTGCGCCAATCCGGACGCTTCGGGTGTGGTATTGCACAGTTGTCCATTTTCTGGACGGGTTAGGTTACGTTGAGTGCGTTCTTCAGCACTTCGGGTACGCGGTTAGAACTTTCAATTGCGGCTGCTACATCTTCAAGAAATAATCTATTGCACTGAACAAGAGCACTTGCGGCGGCGTGGACAGTAGGTACATTAGGGTCGCCGGGAGCCAACCGAAGGAGTTCTTCTACAGCCTTGGTCTCGTACTGTTTCAGCATGTCCACGACTAAGTCCCAGCCTTCGGTGCCGACAATACCGCGCAGCTTATTTCCTAGCTTCCACTGCTCTAGTTCTTCGAGTTGGTATTCGGGTAGAACTCCGCTATCCACTAAACGCTCCTCCACCTGTTGGGTCAGCCTTACCTTCGACTGAGGCTTTGTAC